CCGAAAACGTCTACCTTTTGGTTATGGACTCCGTATGATCTCATGACAGACTTCACTACAGCCGCAAATATGGCAGTTTGGAGGGGAAAGGTAAAACCATTTCCCATCGTGCTAACCATATGGAGCGGTATAACTCGCCCTCTGTACGTAGTACTTCTGCTGCGTAAGAGGTCAATCAGACTCATAACATGAGGAGGTAAAATACCTTTACACATCTTGAGACCAATTGTGTCTGATGCCGATTCTAGATCGATGGTTGCCCATGATCCATCTATGGAACCGACACGAGCGAGCTCACGGTTGAGATCGGGCTGAGTTCTCAGGTCAATACCAAAGAACTCAGAGAGCCGATCTTTTATGACGTTCCCGAGACCCAACTGGTAATACATACCAAGTGAAGTTTCGGTACAAGTCGTTCGTGAGATGACGTCGTTCTTAGCTACGAAGCTTAGGCGGCTACTAGGTCTGCACACAACATCACCGTGGTATGCCTTACGTATAAGTTCGGCATTATTCCATTCGGCGAAGTGTTGTATGTAGTTCTCATAATGAAATATGAGACCGTGGTTTGGTGCAGCGACAGAAGATGCGAAGAGTTTAGCATAAAGCGACTCGTGGGGCGATCCTATGGAGGCCCCCGCACCTAACGACCCGTGCATAAAACAATCATCGAGATTGTCTGCAATGGGGTCGCCTCCCTTCGTGAAGAACCGCCAGAGTATGTCTTTGACATCTCCATATAGTTCCTCATCCAGAGAGGTGTTTAGCTGCAAATCCCATTCGAGGCAGCCAAGATTGCTAGCCTCGAATTTAGCAAGAGCCGCTGCATCCTGTTCCTTCGTGTTTTCAAGATCTTTGAACTTCTTGAATAACGATGTAAGGATAGAAGCAGCCGCGCTCTCGCGGGGATTGGCCCAGGGGTCACTATGCTTAACAGGCACGGTGATCCCTAAGGCCTTAATATCACGACCTAGGCTCTTGATTACTATAGGCAACATGTCCATACAGTCTCCAATAAGTACATTGGCTAACGGTTACCCGTTAAGCAGGCGGCCTAGCTCCCACATCACCCCAAAGGTGACGAAGGAGAACAGCACACCTGCAAGAAAGCCAATAAGACCTCTTTGATAACGGTCCATATAACCTCAAAAATGCGGTTAAAGGATTCCATTAATCAAAGTGTCTCCCTGACCCGCAGACTGCTGCGACAGCGCACCCGAGAGGAGCGAAAGCGCCGCTCGGATATTTGCACTGTCATAACTGTCAGCACCAGCAGGGATGTTCATGGTAAGCTGGAAAGATGCAACTACGGGTGCCTGATTGGCAGCGTAGTTAACACCCTTCCAGACCTTGATCATATGCTGGTTCATCGGGACAGCAGGGTACTTACCCGTGATCGGGTTCGGGCTAGGAAGGACCTTAGGGTTCTTCGGTCGCACGAACAGGATCGTGAAGGGATCCGACACCGTGTGCGGACGGACGCCAGCCTGAGTACCGCCAAGGGCGGTAACAGAGTACTGTTTTCCATTCGTATCCGGGGCCGCATCAGTTGCAGCAGTGTAAGTCGGGCTAGTGAAGCCCGTCTGAGCACTGCCAGTAACCGGGGACGTAAGCGCAATAGTCATTAATGTCTCCGTTAGTGATTAAGCCGTAGTTTGATCAACGCCGCAAGGTTGACGTAGGCCGTCTTAGCTGCTGGTAGCTGCCATTGAGGCAAGTACAGCAGGGACGGATTGGCGTCTCTCGTGAACGTATCTCGGTATACGGCACTCTGACCGGGTGAATAGCTAGTCGTCACGGATAAGTTTAAGGACTCTTCTTTAGGATCTCCCGAAATAGCAAAATTGCTCGTAGCAACCCTAACTCTCGTTAGGCGCGACCGAGCATAATACTGAAGGGAGCTAGTTGGAAACGACATTGAAGAAATGAAGTCACCAACCCCTGTGAAATAGTCCACCGCGAACGACCAAGGCACGAGTTCCCAGACGGTAGGAAGAATGTTAGAAGGAGTAAGCCCAAACGCTGTAGGAAAGTCCCCCGGCTGCCCTAGATCATGTCTGATCTTCCCATAGACGTAACATTTAGTTGACGTCTTAGTGGTAATATCAAATGTGATAGAGCCAGCAGGAGACATCCCAAGCGCAAGGCGATTCCCTGTAACAGATTTTTCCGCTGTACCCCGCTTTCGGACGAGAAGGTTCGGTATACCAGCTGCCACTTTCGCGGCAGCGGTACCCGCATCCTTCGCATCGTTAATGAGAGGGGTCCAACCGAATGCGTACTCTAACCAGGTGTTGGCCACGATTTCGTTTTTCTTGCGTTTACTCACGTGTTTATTCCTTCTCAGGTCTCTCTTAACCTGAGTGAGGTACGTGCGCATGCGAGAGACGATAGCTTGGCCAGGCCTGCGTATAAGCCCGAGTGTTTCGTTGAGTTCACCAAAGGTAACACCCATTTGCATGGGTGAAAGTCGATTGTTGACCTCACGAACAAACGCTCGTACAGCGTCAGCACTTGCTTCAGGGATATGAGTCCCTGCAGTAGGTGCGACTAGCGAATTGTAGCACTTCGAATGCTCTGTGAATTCCTCGCGATAAACGATTCTACCAGGAGGGTTCCCTTGGACTCTTTTACGTTTGATACGTATAGAAGCCTTGAAGGGAGTCCTTGTAGCAACGGTCCGCGAAGCAGTCACGGGGTTTGTAGCGCTACCACCCGCATCTATGAGGGCCCTCCAATTACTGAGATCAGCACCGCTATTCGAGAACGTGTTGTCGACAATCACCGACGAGGACGTGTCTGTTTCCGAATAATTCGGGACAGCATCGACATCGTTGATGGTTTGTCGAAACTTAGTCTGAAAGCGAACTCTCTCGGTTCTGGAAGACGAACTCATAGGCTATACCTCATCTAGCACCGGTAACTAGACACAATGTTACAAACTTATTCCCTCATCAGTAAAACAAGCTTCGAACTCTAGCGAGCCGCTTACTCCGCGTGCTATTGCACGTAGGAAGTAGAAGGCGTGCGAAGAGAACTCAACTTGCCCTGAGACGAGGAGAATTGATGCAACACATACCAGCTGGTCGTGGCGATTAAACCCGCCAAATAACCGTAGGCCGTCACCACCGGCAAGATCCAAAGGATATATGCTTGTGATGACGTAATCAGGTAGGTCGTTATTAACAGACTTATCTAACATTGTGTTGCTCCATTAGGTTTGTAACAAACAAACAACCTAGGTTGTTTGGGC